TCCAGAACCAAATCCTAAGACTTGATAGCCAAAAGATTTACCTCTGCTGTCAGGTTTCTTTGTATTTTTACCTATACGATAAAGGTTATAAAAATTTTCCATAATTAAGCGTCATTATGTGCATCGGTTGTATAAAATATTTTAACACCATGTAATCTGGCATCACCAGCCATAGCATCTCCAGACACATCTCTGTAGATTGTAAAATATGTAAGATCATTATCTGCTGGAGTTCCAGCAATTGTAATTGCCCCACTTTCAGCTGATACTAATAATTCTTCAACAGCACCTTGAGCATTATCTGTAACCACTACTGCTGTTCCGTAAGCAACATCAATAGTCTCATTATCATTCATAGCTACAGCTGCAACGCCCCAATCAACATCTGTTGTTGCCGCTATACCAGACCAAAATGCTTGAAAAGTAACTGTGCCTAAATTCCATTGTTTAGGAAAAGCAATACTAAATTGAGCAAACTCATCTGCATCTTTATCAAAATCTAAAACTTGCATATCTGGTCTACCAGATGTTGTTTCAACTGTGGCTCTTGCTGCACCATTTGTTTCTGTTGGTGTCATTGCATTTGAGGGAACCCAAATACTTTGTTTTCCAACTTGCAATGTAGCTGCTAATTTTGCATTTGTTACATTTGCATCAGTTATGTGTGCTGTGTCTATAGAAGCATCTGTATAATGTTCTGAATTTATAGCATCATCTGCAATCTGTGCACCTGTAACAGCGTCTGCTCCAAGAGCAGCTGTGTCTACTTCATTCGCAGTTAAGTGTTCTGTTCCTACTACATCATCTGCTATTTTAGCATCTGTTATTGCATCTGCAGCTATTTTTGCTGTAGTTATTACTCCATCTGCAATATCAGTAGTTGCTAACGCTACAGTTGCAGGTTGTTTTCCAATATAACTCATATATTAATCCTATGTTATTTCCATTATAGAAAGTGTACCTGAAACTTTATCAGCGTCTGAACAATCTATTCTAAGAATATCTGTTGTTTGTAAAATTACTTTTGAACCAGATAAAAGCTCTAATGAACTTCCTGCTGGTATTGTCACATCTTTAACTAAAAATGCTATTCCATTAGTTGCTGCTGCACCTGTGTTTACACCTGTTGCTGTATCGCTAACTAATTCTACTTCTACTGTCACTGCTGCTGAATGTATATTTGCAAGAATCAAACCAATGACAACTGTTGTTGTACTACCAGGTACAGTATACATAGTATATGGAGTACCTGCTGAAGCTGGTTCGGCTGCAAATGTCACAACTCTAAACGTATTTGCCATTTGTTATTTTCCTCTATTTGTTATTGTTAATTATTATCCTAAAGCTATTGCTATAGCTGTAGGGTCGTCTGCACTAAATCCTGCACTACTTAAGTATGTTTTAACATCTGATACAGCTACTTGTACCATAGTACCAGCGTCATTTACAACTAATCTATCAGCATCTACTAATGTTGTACCAGTAGCACTTGTATCACCATCAATTATGTTTAGTTCTGCTGCTGTAGAATTTACAGCTGCAAGTTTAGTTAAATCTGCTTGTACTAATCCACTAACACCATCTAATAAATTTAGTTCTGTTGCAGTAGAAGTTACTGCTACATCTTCATTTATTTTAGGTGATGTTAAAGTTTTGTTTGTTAAAGTTTGTGTTCCATTTAATGTCACATCTCCAACATTTTGTGGTGTGACTTTTGTAAATGTAATTGAATCAGATCCAAGTGAAGCATCACTATTAGTAGTGCAAAGCCACATAGTATTATCATTAGCTGTACCTTGATTAATAACAACCATCTGACCAGATATTTCAGCAATAGTATTAAATTGAGGATCTCTCGATGCTGCACCTGCTCCACTTCCTACTGCAAGATATACACCATTTTGAGATGCTGTACTTTGATTTTTTAAAAGAACTCTATCTCCAGATACAAGTGTAATACCATCAATAGCATCTCCAGCTTCAAGACCTGATGAAATAGTTACATTAGCTGTTGATGCTGCTTCGCACATTATTCTAGTTCTAAGTCCTGCAACTGCATCATCTACATAAGTAATAGCTGCTTTTGTGTTTATTTGAGTTTGAGCATTAGAAGATAAAGTATTAATGTATTGAAATTCTGCACTTGTAACTGTACCATTTGCAATCTTAGTTGCATCTATTGCAGCACTAGAATTAATATCTGCATTAACAATTGAATCATCTACAATTTTAGATGAGTTTACTGAACTAGCTGCTAAATGAGCAAGATCTATACTTCCATCAACATAATGTTCTGAATCTATTTGATCGTCTGCTATCTTAGCATTTGTAACTGCATCAGCAACTATGTTTGTAGTTCCAATAACTTCTGTTGGTATAGAGTTATTTGTTTTAGCTAAGACTCCAATATAAACTGAAGTAATAGCTTCATTAGATAAAGATCCTGAATCCCACGATACTGTTACTGTTGTATTTGTAGAAAATGTTGTTGCTGTAATTGATCCATAAATAGTACCTGGAGTACTTGCAGTAACTTTAACTCTACGTCCAACATGATAAGGAGTTGTTACATTAACTCCATCTATTGTAAAACTTGTAGAAGATACGTAAGTAGGTGTATAAGTGCCTGCTCCATCTCCGTATTCAATCCATTCAGCATTATTGTAATGCTGTCTAATATCTGCCATAACATCTCTAAAAGCATTATTGATGTTTGATGGTAGCATTCCTTCTGCAACTGAGATAGAATTTGTTCCTGTAGTTGCATTACTTGCTGCTGTGGTATCGTATATACCTAAAAATGTTCCTGCCATAAATCTCCTTATTCCATAAACCAACTGTAAGCTTTGTTGCTTTCAGTATTGTTTTTATTAACTAATGTATTAATTGCTTCTTCAATTTGTCTTTGAAAAAATTCTTGTGTTTCCATAGAATATCTAACATTATCTATATCTGTTGTATCACTCATTATCTATATCCTGCTTTTGATGCAACAATGTCTATTCCTTGTGCATGATTAAATGAAGTTCCTGAAGCTATTTTTACATTAGCTCTTATATATCTACCTGATTGTCTAACTGGATTTACACCACTTGTTACCATAGAAGATGAACTAGATTCTGTTTCTGTATCTGCTAATCTTTCTCTAGTTTTTACAGTTACTGTTGCAGTTGCATCTACAATTGGTCTAACTCCTGTAATATTAGTTCTGGCTCCTTTAAAACCTTCTACTTCTGCTGTTTCTATTTCGCATTCATTAGCTGTTCCTGAAAAGATTGCAGCTTTATAATCTGAATTAATTCCACCTAAAAACATTTGTCCACCAGACCAAAAATCTGTGTCTAATGATGCATTAATTTTTTCTAAATTTGTAGATATAATATCCATTAATTCTACTGTATAAGCTCCAATAAATTGTGAAAATATTTGACTAGCATTTACTTTTACTAATGACCATTTTTGAGTAGAATAATTATATACAATTAAACGATCACATATACCTGTTGTATTAGAAGTATTATTTACAGAAGGGTATAACCACATAACCAATGAATTAAAAGGATCTGTTGCTGCTACTATTCTATCTGCATATGCTTTGTTTAAATCTTGATCAAAAAATCTGTTTACTTTTTCTACGCCAATACCTACTACATTATCACCTTGTATTTCATAAAATCCGTCATCAGCATAAAAAAATACACGTCTGTTATCTTGTGCTACTGTTTTGCCATACACAGCTCCTCTATTGGGAGATATAACTGATAGTCTAAATACTGTTGCACCACCAACATAGTCCATACGTACTATTTGGTTTTGTCTAAATACATAACCTACTTCTCCAGAAGTTATAGCTACAACTCTACCACCTGATCCTGGAAGATCTTGAAAGTCAGATTGTTTACCTGACCATACTGTTATGTCATTAATACCAGACCATTGAATTCTGTTTGTTGATCCAACTATATTACCTACAACTAAAAAATCTCTAATTACTCCAGAGACTCTAAATAAAGGACACGTTCCTGCTGTTTGAATTCCAGTAAGATTAGCAAAAACAGTTGAAGTACCCATTAAATAATATTGAGCTGGGTCTACACCATTACTTGCAATTAAATATTCACCAAATTGTGTAAATGTTATAAAGTCTGTTCCACCACCTGTTAATGGAGTTCCTCCACTAAAATTAGTAGCTGTAAGTCTTACAGCATCAGAAGATGTAACTGTAACATTAAGTCTGCCTACTGTAGCTCTTGTTACTGTAACAACTGCAGAAGCTACTGTTGCTGTAAAATCAGCATGGGCATGAATAGAATTTTTTAAATTTGTTGCTGTAGTATTATCGTTAGTTTCTACTTTAAACTGAGTTCCTGATGCTGTTCCTGTTGTTGATGTAAAAACAATAGCTGTTCCATCATTCTTTGTTAAAGAAAGAATTATTCCAGCACCAATGTTTGCATAATCTGAAACTGTAATTGTACAAGATGCTTTAGCTGTAGTTAGTAATAATCCATTAGCACCTAAGTCAGTAAAAGTTCCTGATGCTAACTTGTATAAAGTATCTTCAGTAGCTACAAAATTAAATACAGCATTGGAGTTATCTCTAAATGATCCTGCTGCACGAGAATCTGAAAGAACTGTTGATGTACCAGAATATGAAGTTAATGATGGAAATCTTTTGTAAGATCCTAAAGCATGATAAACATTAGTTGCTACATTAGCACCTTTCATACCATGTGCTGGTTGATCAGGTAACCATTCTCCAAAAGGTAATTCCATTATCTAGCCCTGTAAAATGATAAGTCGGTTTGTACATCTGTTCTTTGTTGAACAGGTGCTCCACCATATGAATCTTGTTTGTCGTTATTTTCGCATCTTTCCATAGCTGCGATATACATCTGTAACCATTGTTGAACTTGGTTAGGATCTATACCACCTAAAAAGTTAGCTGCATGATATAAAGAACCATACAAATATATTCCAGGATGATTAGTTAAAATGTAAT